GAAGCTCTGTAGCGTACGTGTAAAAATGGTCTTTGAATATTCTGTCCTAAAATTTGGTCATAAACAGTAGAAGTACCTGCAGGCACAACAACACCAAGAATATCTTTTATCATTCCTCTTGTAGTTGAGTCATTTAAATATTTCCAATCTGTTTTGTAGAAATCATAAGATCCTCTACGGAAACCGTTAAATCCTAGGTTCAAAGCCATATCTTCAGAGTTTTCAAATACACCGTAAGACGTTCCGCCAACTCCATAAGCATTTTGAGCAGCTAACATAATATCAATATCTAAAGAAGTTGCGCGGTCTAAGAAAAGCATGTTTTCTTCGATAGCACCCTGCTTATCTAATTCACCTAAAATTGTATCAAAATCAGCAATTCCTGGTGCGTTAGCAGCTGTTGAGGCAAAATCTGGATCGTTAAATACTAATCCTCTGTCTTCAATAGCAGCAAACATACCTTCACTACCGGTAAAACCAAGGTCACCAGCAGAAGCTCCAGCTCCACCGCCATTATCTTTAACAGCTTCAATCATAGACATTTCTAAGTAATCTTCAAAACGTAATCTAGCTTCATGCTCAGACTTTAAGTACCATAAGTACCCTCCAGTTCCAGCTTCAGTAGTTACTTCAACCCATCCAATTTGAGCAACGTCAGAACCATTAACACTATACTTTTCTCTTAGTATAATTGGTTTGTTGCTGAACTGAGTGAATTTAGCATCAGGTTGAGCTGCAATTCCTGAAGATCCTTTTTTGTATTCAGAACCATAAACAAAAACAGCAACTCCTTCAATAGTAGCAGCACCACCACCTAAGATTGTGTTTAAATTTTGAGCTCCGTAAGGCGCTACAACGATATGCGCATTAGTACCTGTTCCTCCAGTTGTTACTCTAGCTTTAATTACAATACCATCTTTAGCTACAATAACTGTTTGGCCAGCGTTAATTAATGCCGCTTTTTGCTCTTTTGTTTGTAATCCGGCAGTTCCAGCTGGATCATCAATAAAAGTTACATGATTAGCAGCAGCGTTAGCTACGGTTACTTTACAATCGTCCATAGCGATGTGTAAACGCCCTTGCTCAGACCATACAATTTGGTCAGAAGCCATAGGCATTTCTGCTCCTACCATGCGTAAAAATCCAGAAATAGTACGATTACCGTATCTTTCTACTTCTTTTTCATACACTTCTGGTAAGAACTGTTGTGTGAAATCCATGTCTGTCAAAGAAAGGTAGTTGTCCGCAAACAAGCCTTTAGTAGGACGTGGAGTTTGGTGATTCAATTGGGCACCAGTGCCCGGAAATGTTCCAGCCATAATTTTTAATTTTTAGTTTTTAGTTTTTTATTTTTTTCTTATTTTCATTCGTAATTTAGAAGTATCAAGTCCATTAACAGATCTTACTGTCCAACCGTTTGAAGTTGTAGTTTTTTCATGGCCCCGTCTCGGTTCCATATCTACGTTCTTAGCAGTAGCAGCACTAGTTTTTATAGCATCAGATTTTCCTTGCTCATAAAAATGTTTTGCAACAGCGTCAGGGTTCATAGCTGTAAATAAAGATTTGTGATAACCCAAAGCATCTGACATTTCATTTTTTTCATTCAAGAACTTCTTGACAAAATTATTAATATCGCTTTGGTTTGACTTTACTCCTTTAGCGTCTTTAACATTAAAACGGTATTTTTTGTCTCCAACAGAATATTCAAAACCTTTGAAATTATCATTGAAAACGTCGTTTGTCTTGTTATTAAACGCTGTTTTTTGTTGTTCTTCAATCTTAATAGATTGTTCTTTTTCTTTATTATAGCGATTAAAAAAATCAACCGCTTTTTGTTGTTCTGGATTTAATTTAGATCCAGCTTTAATTTCTTCGTAATAGTTGCTTTTAAGTTTTTCAAGATGTTTTTTTGCTTTAGCAGCCTCTTCTTTAAATGCAATTTTAGCTTTACGTATATCTTTTGGCTCATCTAGTTCTTCGTCATATAGAAAATCTTCCATTAGAATATCTATATCTTCTTTGTCTAAATGAGGTTTAGTTGCTTGATAATACTCTTTTATTATTTGAGACTCGTTTAATGAAGAGTAATCTTTGTTTAGTTTAACATAGTCTTCTAAACTTCCACCTGTTTCATTAATAAAATCTACTACCTTTTGTATATTTTCTGGCAAAGGATCACCAGTGGCTTGCGCTTCAGCAACAGCTTCTTCAACTTCCTCAGTTAGTTCTTCTGTTTTTTCTTCAACATGATCATCTGTTATTTCTTCTAAAACAGGAGTTTCTTCTAACTCTGTTTTTTCTTCAGTAGCAACTTCTTGCTTCACTTCTTCGATAACACCTTGTTCTTCTACAGCGTCATTAATTTCGGTTTTTTCTTCTTCAGAAACAACTTCTTTTTTTGCGTTGTTTAGTTTTGATAAATCCACCTTTATAATGCCTTCGCCGTCTTGAACAACTGGCGTGTCTACTTCAATTTGCTTTTTAACTTCGTCTTTTTTAGACTGTTGTTCTTTGTTTTCTTTCATGATAAAATATTATATAATTATTATTTACTATAATCACCTAGGTTCAAAAGAACCTAAACCAAATCCACCTTGCATTACATCATTTCCAGATGATTCAAAGTTTTTTGGCGGTAAATTATCTTTTCTTTGTGCTATTAATTGGCTTTGTTGTGATGCTTGTATTTTAGTTCTTTCGTCTTTACGGTCTTCTTTAATTTCATCTTTTGAAGAAACAACATTAGACTGCATTTCTTGAAGTTTCATGTTTATTTGAAACTCATATGCCATTAAACCTTTTTTAAGTTGTGCTTCTGTTTGTAGTTTTTGAGATTCAAAGCTTAGTTTAGCTTGCTCTAGCTGTATTTTGCTTTGAGTAAGAGCGGTTTGTTTTTGAACCTCTAACTGAGCAGCAACTTGCTGTGACTGTTGGTTAGCCTGAGCTTGAGCTTGTATGTTTTGTTGTTGCATTAGCTGATCTCGCTCTAACTTCTTTTTTCTTCTTAATTTTAATAAAGAATTTGCTAGCTTTATACTTTTTACGTTTCTAATATCTATTGCATCTTCTAGATCTATAGATTTTTGAGCCAAAGCCATTTGTATATTGTTTTCTAAAACTGTTTTTTCTTCTTCATCTGGCTGTAGCTCTATAAATATACCAAAATCGTACAAATGTAATTCACTTAATTCATCTAAAGTTGCTACATTGTGAACACCTATTTGTTGTATAAAGGCGTCTCTTGTAGGTGAAAACTCTAATATATCTGATATTCTTAACGATAAGTTTTGAGCTAAGTCAGATGTTATAAACAAACCACTTGTTAATATATGCCTAGTGGCTGTATTTGAATTTGCTGCCGCTAGTTTTTGAACACCTACTAAAGCATCTTTTGAAGGAGTTCCTCCGTCTCTAGCCTCGTTAAGACCAGTGACATCACGTATCATTTGTAGATAGTAATTATAGGTGTTTATTAATTGTGGTATTTTATTACCACCAGATCCACTTGCTATTTCTTGAATTGGTACTTTTCCAGGATTTAAGTCTCCTTCTTGTGTAAATGATCTACCTATAACAGAACCTGTTTGAAAAAACATATTCAAAGCTTCTTGAGGGTTGTAATTTGTGCCATTACCAAGATCAACTTCTGCTAAACCATCAGCGTCTAAGTAAACACCATCTGGTACCATGCGAGATAATACTTGCTGTAGTTTTAAGTGCGTTAGCTGTATCATGTCAGCAAAGCCAGTAATTCTACTTACTAAAGACTCTATTTGACCTTTATACATACGAGGCGCACAGATACTGTAGTTCATTTTAACTTTGGTAAAATCGCTTTTAGGCCTTAACATGTTTTTAGCCATTTCCCATTTAAGTAATTTATCTGTTCCTAAGACTAAAACACCTTCGTATAAAACTTCTAAAGATCTACCTATTTTTTGTATACCATACTGTTCTAGTATTTCTTCTGGTGGATTAAATTGATCATCTTTTATTATTATTTTTTCAGCACCTGTAGATGTCTCTTTAACTTTATAAACCTCGTTCATGTAGGTTTTATAATTAAAATATAATATCTGAACAGTATTAGAGTCAGAGTTATCATAATTTGACATTGTTGTGTCATAAGAGCCGCTGCTTTGAAACGATGTCTTGCTTATAGCTTCTAAATCATCTTTACTAAGATTAGGAAACTGCTTTTTTAATTCATTTATATGAACTGACTTTATTTCACCTACATAATATATATCATCAAAATAAGGAGACTCNGTATANGAGTAAACTAAATAAGCAGGNTCAACATACTCTACGACGGCACCTTCAGATTCAGAAAATCTATTTTTTACAGCACCAATACCTAGAGTTGTTAAGTCGTAGTTAACTCTTTTTCTTGTTAAATCATATTTGTTACCATCTAGTAATACATTTATAGCTTGCTCTTCTGCAATTTCAACATTTTGCTTATATGTTAACTGCATGTGCAACTCAAGTTCTTCCTTTGTTTCTGGTAATGATTCAGGTTTGTTTTCAAAAAGATTTACACCTAAGTTTTCGTTAACATATTCGTTAATTTCTTTAGTTTGTAAATCTCTTATTATAGATTCCATATAAGCAGTACGCTTACTTATACCGTAAGGATCTTGAGAATATGCTTTTATGTCAAAAGTTCTTTCTGATATACCGTTAACAACAATATCAACAAACTTTGGTATAATAGGAACTGGTTTCCAATCT